AGGATGAAGCCTTGAAGCTCGTCATCCTGCCGGTTGTCGTTCGCTGGGATGTTCAGGTGAGCCTTGACGCTCGACAGGTCTACGAGCTGTTCGACGCCAGCGGGACGGACCTGAAACTGAGTCTCAGATGTCCAGTTGACCCCGGTACCCGTAGCAGTCCAGCGAGCCAGCCAGACACCAGGCTTCGAAACACTGGCGACAACGGCTGTGTACGCCCCGCTGACGGGCCCTGAGACCGCTGGGGTACTGGGAGACCCGGAAGGGTCCGTAACGGCCAGAGAGACGCTCACAGCGCCACTGACAGGGTTACCGCTGTCGTCCAGTGGGTTCGCCGTAAGCGCGACGTCCTGACCAAGGAAGTAGATCAGCGGCATGGGTTACCTAGCCTTCGGCAGGAGCGTCAGCAGCCTTCGCCGCACGCTTGGGCTTGTTGGCCAGCGCGTCAGTTGCAGCCTGCTTGGCGTCTGCTAGTAGGTGGCGCGTGTGCTCGCTGAGCTTGTCAGCGTCAACCTTGTTCATCTCGTCAAGGGCCCACTGAAGTTCAGTGCGGGCAGCAGCCTCGCGAGCCTTGTCCTTCGTCGCCTGGGCGAAGCCGATTTCATCGACAAGCCCAACGGCGTAGTTGATGGGGTTCATGAGTTCCTCTCGTCGCTATGGGTGGGCAGGAGTAACGGGCGGGACCACGTACGGAATTCCGTAGGTGATCCCACCCGTCACAGGCTCACTTAGAACGAAGGCGGAACCAGGCCAGCACCAGAGATGACAGCCAGCGACTTCGGGAAGCGGGCAGGCTGGAACGACATGTAGTTGTACAGCCGCACGAACACGCTTAGCTGGTTGGCGTAGGTCTGGGCGAACGCCTCAGCCTTGACGTTGCCCTCCCAGGCGATCAGGTCCGAGAAGCGACCGACGATCACAGTGTCCTGGTTGGTCGCAGCGCCCTGGTTGGTCGGGATCAGCGCGTCGACGTAGACAGGCAGACCCTGAATGGTGCCCACGTAGCCCTGAGAGACAACGCCAGCGTCAGTGCCAAGCGCGTTCATCGGCGCATTGGCGTTCGGGACCACCAGCGGGCGACCGGTCGAGTCGGACGCAGCGAGCAGAGCAGCCCAACGGCGCGGGTGCATGATGATCGTGTCCGGCGGAAGGAAGCGGTTCGTGTGAATCTGCTGAACCGCATTCGCGATGGCCGAGTACAGACCCGCAACCGTGGTGGCAGTGATGGCCACAGCGTTGGTACCCGAGAGGGTAAGCAGGCCGGTCGGGTTACCACCGGTGCCCGAACCGCTCAGGATCAGGGAGTTGTACTGCTGCGCATAAGCGGCCGCAAGGTCGCCAAGGATGATGTCATCGACGTTCAGCGGGGACTGCTCGATCAGCTGAAGGGAAACGGTCTGGCCACCCGCAACGGTCGTCACGCTGGACGAAATCGAAGTCGTGGTCAGGTCAGTCTGCTGAATCGCAGTGTTCTGGGTGCCCTGAACGGCAACGGCCGTACCGGTCGCAACCTTCGGGATGCTCAGCGAGTCAGTACCGGCCGGTAGAGCCTGGGTCGGAACCAGGTTGCCAGTGATACGGCCCGGACGAGCAAGCTTCACGAACTGCTGCTCTAGCCAGACAGGCGGGACGAACTCGCCACCAGCGCCGTTGACCGTGGAAAGCGAACGCTGCTCAGCCGCACGGCCCTTGTTGTTCCGCTGTAGTCGGTCCATGGCGTCACGGTCGCCGTTCTGGCGCGCGTTCCACATGTCACGGAAGTAGGACTGACCACCCAGGCCAGACCGGTAAATCTCAGGCTCAGAGGTGACCTGCACACCGGACGCCTTCGGCGCGTAGCGCTTGGCCATCTCAGCCGCAGCGTCATCAGCGCGCACCTGGGCGTCAAGCTCATTGACCCGCTCGTCCAGCGAACGAATCTCAGCCTCACCAGCATCGAACGCGCTGCGCTGCTCGTCGGTCATGCCACCCTCAGCGGTGCGAGCCTCAGCGAGGATGCCGTCAAGCTCGGTGCGCTTCGCGGAACGCTTGGTGACTAGGTCAGAAATCATGGAACGCTTGTCCACTTGAAGGACCTTTCTGGGGAGGTGAATTGGCGGGTTGCTCACGTACGGAAATCCGTAGGTGGCCCCTTAGAGGTGCAGAGCGCGCAACCGCGCTTCATACAGCGAAAGATCCTCGCTGCGGGGTACCGGTGCAGGCTCAGCCTGGGGCCGGTTGGAAACCATGTCGGCAAGCTCGGGAATCGAGCGCAACAGGGCTTCTAGCTGATCGCGGGACAGCGCCCCATCGGTCAGCGCGCTTCGTAGGGACGTGAGTCCGCTGGTGTGAGGGTTGGCGCCATAGTTGACGATCGAGACATCACCCTTGTTCATGTTCACTTCAGTGATGTCACGCTGAGTCCAATCGGGTGACCACTCCTGCTGAGTCACGCGGAAAGCGAAGGACATTTCATCAAGGTCCCCGCGCTCCATGGCGCTGCGGATATCCCGAACTTGGCCGTTGCCTGGGTCTAGGTCCGCTTCGACATGCAGGCCGGTCGAGTCCTCAGCGAGACGCATGGTCCCGGACTTCGTCCTAGCGAGTGTCATCCCGTCATGGTTGAGTTTGAACGGGACGTCAGCGCCATCAGCCAGCGTCTTCCCGAAGGCTCCATGCCGGACAACTTCGGTGTAGTCACCTAGAAAGTCCTGCATCTCATACGGAGTCTCGGTCACGGACGCATAGCCAGTGAACCGCAGCGCGGAACCACCAGAGCCGTTGTCGACTTCGCGTAGCTCCATGCCCTCAAAGGGGCGCCTGCGATCCTCACGTACGTTTCGCCGCTGGTCACGGCTGGAAAAGTTGGTCATTACAGAACGGCTCCCAATGCGTCAGCCTTCGGCGCCGATGGGGAAGCTTCCGTGTCCTTCATGGGCTTCACGTTGCTGTTCAGCGGCGCAGAAATGTCGTCGCCACCGTCCACAGGGCCGAAGTTCTCAAGTGCCCTGATCTCGTTCTGAGTCAGGATGCCTGCGGAGCGAGCAGCGGAGTAAACCGCGTACCGTCCCGCTGTATCGGTGCGAAGCAAGGCGTCAGCATTGAAGCGGGCAGACTGAGGGCGCGGGAGCATGCTGGACCAGGCGTCTTCAAACCGGCCTAGCCAGGAAGACAGCGTGTAAGCCAGGAACCCTAGTCCCTGCTGCTCAATGCCAGTGCCCCATGACGTGGTTTTGTCCACCTGTCCGAGCATGTGAGGCGGGATACCGAACAACATGGCCACGTCGAGATTCTGAGCGGCCCTGGTGCCTAGGAATTGCGCGTCATCAGGCGAGATAGAAATGGGCTTCCACTTCGCCCCGCCGCTGAGCACACCGACCGTATGGGAGTTCTTCAGCCCAGAGTGCGAGGCAGAGAAATTCTCCTTAATCCGTCGCGCTCGGTCGATGTCTAGGTCAGCTTCGATCTCGACAACGCCGGTCATGTGGGCACCTTCGCCGAAGAAGCGGGCGCCGAATTCCTCAGCAGCCAGACCCAGACCGATGGCCTGTCGTGCATAGCTGATGACGCTCAGGCCGGTAGGCGATTCGGGGTAGCCCATGCCCATGATGTGAACGACGTCTTCAGACGCCACAGGCTTACGGTCAATCTCGTAGACCCTGCGCCCAGTGGGGTCGAACTGACAGCGGATACGGTCAGGGTGAATGACCATCAGGCGAGTGGGGCGGTTGTAGCTGTCTCGCGACAGGACCAGACAGTAGGCGTTTCCTCGCAGGAGCAAGGACACCATCATCTGAACGAAGCCCTGACGCCTGGTGGGAAGCCCTGGGGTCGAGCTACCTCCGAAAGGGTCAGCGATGATCGCAGGCGGAGGCTCGATGGTCTTCCGCAACTCCCCATCGGCCTTCACAGCGTCGAAGGGAAGCCCAGAAACGGCGTCAGACAGCAGGCGGACGCACGCAGCAACCGCAAGCATCTGCATTGCCGTGTCGTCGGTTACAGGGACGCCTGACGCTGTGTACGCCGCAAGGCTTCCGTTGCTCGGGATGGTCCATGGGTCGCCAGCGCCAGAGGGCGAATAGAAGCGCTTCGTCGTGTTGGCAGCGCGCTTGAGTAGGGACATTACTTGTCCACCACCACAGCGCTAAGGACGATGAGTCCAATGCCAGCCAGCGCAAGACCAAGGATCGTGTTGAAGGTCCAACCGGCGCCAACCAGGCACCCGACACCCACACAATCGGCAATCTCGCCTAGCAGGCGCCGAGATATCTTCATACGTCCGTCCTTATAGGTCCGCCCAACTGAAGAATTGGGGTTCTGGGATTACCTCCGCCTCTTGGCAGGCACGTTCCAGCGCCATTACTGCGCTGACTGCAAGGTCGATCTTTCTGGGCGACCCCTTGGCGTCCTTGCTCAGGCGAGAGCCGCGCGAATCCGTGCGCAGGATGCAATTTGAGAGATGGCGCGCTAGGCGCGGGTCGCCGGAATGCGTCAGCGTCTTGTTTAGGACCGCTTCGTAGTACCGCTGAGTTGCGGGGACCATTCGGGCGGGACTCTGCGGGAACTCAACGATGGGGAGTCCCTCAGATTCAAGAATTTGGTAGGTGCGAGCCCAGCGGAAAGGGTCACAAACGATTTCACGGACTTGCCAGCGTCGACAGGCTTTCCTGATCTCGTCTTCAACGTCGAAGATCGGGACGGACCAGTCTTGGCCTGCGTCCGTAGGCTTTTCCCACGCTGCGACCACGTCAATGTGTGGCTTCTCGTCTTCGTCCTGGGGACAGGTGACCACCACAAGCGCGGTGCTGTCGTTGTTGAACGACCCATCGAACCCTAGGACCACTTCGG